TTACGAACTAAAGGCAAAGCAATACCAGCCCAGTTTTCACCTTGACCACCTGATGTGAATGATGAGTTAGAAGAAATAGTGTTAGTTTCAGTTACCAACTGTTTAGCTTGGTTTTCTAACAAGATAGACATGTTGTTTTTGTCAACTTCACCTAAATTTTCTAACAATCCAGTTTTTGACCATTTGTTGGCCAATTTAGCAGCGTCGCTCTGTAGTGACTTCCAAGAGCCAGCTGCGCTTTCTAATAATTGTTGTACTTGTGACATTTTGTTTAGTTTTTTAATTTTTGTTTTTGTTTTGTTTTACTTTTTAATTCCGGCCAATGTTTGCCATCTAGCAAATTGGTCATTTACTTCAAGAATTGGTTTCTTTTCAGCAATACCAGCAGGTTTAGAAGCACTACCTCTTAACAATGATTCGTTAACAGGATTTTTCTTTTCTTTGAATCCTTCAGATAAAGTTTCAAATACTAATTTAGCTTCTTTTACGCTAGCGGCTTTGTCGAAAGCAGCCAATACTTTTACTTTTTGACTTTCAGTCAAATTTTTAGCTTTGAAGATTTTGTTAGTGTAAAGCAATTTAGCATTAAACAAATTAACTTCGTTTAATTCTTCTTTAATGGTTTCTAATGCAGAATAAGCTTCGTCTAACTCTTTCTTCATTTCATCCATTTTTTTCTTCATTTCATCAGCTTTCTTTTTAGCTTCTGAAACTTCAATTGTGTCTTCTTCACTTGCTTTTAATTCTTCATCTCCTTCAGCACCTTTTTCTTCGCCTTTTTCTTCAGCACCTTCACCGGCTTCTAATTCACCAGCTTCTACCATATCGGCGATTACACCTTCGATGAAAGATTTAAGATCATCTTCAGACATGTTTTCAAGATCAATTTCTTCTTCTTCAGAAGCTTTAACCTCTTCTTCTTCAGCTACGTTACCGTGTGAAGTAGATTTTTTAGGGTCGTTAATTAATCCTTCTTCTTCTTCTTTTAAATCTTCTTTCTTTTCATCTTTTTTCTTAGCTTCGTCCATAGTTTCGGTTTCATACATTTCATCCTCATCCATAGCTTCAAGCTCTCTTAAAAGTTCATCAAGATCAACTTCATCCATTTTTTCGGCTTCATCCATTTCTTTAGCTTCATCCATTTCTTTTTTCATTTCATCCATTTCATAAGCTTCATCCATTTCATCGGCTTCATCTACGTTGTAGTTTTCCTCAACTTCCTTCTTTTTCATTTCGTCCATCTCTTTTTTACCTTCATCCATTTCGTCCATTTCTTCTATCTTTTTAGCTAGTTTTTCACGGAGCATAGGAGTAAAAGCTTCTTCAAGAGCGGCCTTTGCATTGGCGATGGCTGTTTCCTTAACAGCTTTAGCATCGGCAATGGCTTCTTTAAGTAAGTCTCTGTTTGCCATTTTGTTGTTTTTTGTCCTCAAATAATTTTTGTTGGAAGTACGCTTATTGGTGACTGACGAGTGTCGAAGCGTAATAGAATATTTCTAATCGATGCAACATAGAGAGTTGCATATTCAAATATACATATATGAAGATTTTCTAAGGTCGCAAAATGAAACCCTCCTTTTTAGGGGAGGGTCGATCCAAGGATACTATCCTAAGAGGGGTTAAAATATTGGACAAGATCCATTTGCGCAAAGGATCTCAGTTAGTAAAGAATTTACTTTACCATATTGATAAGTTTGGATTTCTTTACCTTCTTTAACTAATGTCATATATGAACCTGGATTAGAAGGTGTTGATACAAAGTCCCAACATAATAATTCAAAATCATCTTGTACTTCTAAAGTACCTTCACTCATTTGTTTTAAGGAGCCCATTCCACGAGATGATACACCTACTGTAACTCCATTATCAATAAGTGCTTTTAAAATATTACCAGATACTGTAGGTAAAATTTCTATTTTACCCATTACTTTGTCACCATCCCACCAGCATTTTCTAATAATGTGAGAAACGTTTTTAAGAGAAATAATTGAAGAATCGGGGTGATCTAATTCACCTGTTGATGTATTATTTTCAATTACTTGTTGGTATTTATCAATTTCTCTTTCCCATAACTCTTTTGGATAATATCTACCATTACCATTTTTTACTTCAGCTGTGGCTAAAATACCTTCAACTAAAGGATTACCAGAAGGTGCTTTTAACCCCTCATGTAGTTGTTCACGAGAAACTTTAAATGGTAAGGTTTCAATTAATACTTGTTTCATTATTTTTTCAAATCACCGTATCCAGAAGATTTATATTTACCTTTTGGTGCTACGGGTTCACCCATACCAACAGAATCTTTAGTATACCCAATGCCTTTAACACCAAATGAAGCATTTGTATGATAATAGTTAATATCTTTAGCCATGTTTTTAGCAACAATAGCTTTTAATTCATCAACTGTCTTTTTAGCATTTTTAGGATCAGCCATTTCAGTTAAATAACCTAATAAAAATGATTGACCATAAAGGTTATCAATATTTTTAGGATCATTATTATCAAAATTACTTTCTAAATCTTTAGCTACATCTTTATCAATTTTTTCAAAGGTGTTTTGATCACCATATTCTTTTTTATCTTTAACACCAACAGCTTCTGCCAAGTTTTCGTTAAAGATTTTAAACCAATCTGGTTTGTTTGGGTTTTGAGTAGCTATTCCTCCAACTCCTTCATTAAGAATACTTTTACCTTTTAAAATAGTAACAGCATCATTATAAGTAGTTAAAGAAGTAACAAATTCAGGAAATACACGACGTGCACTTTTTAAAAAGTCGTCTTTATTTCCTTTACCTTCTTTAATAAGGTTGTATTGTTGTTGTAATGTCTTTTCCATTTGTTATAAATATTAAGGATAAAATAATACTGAACCTGCTGAAATGGAGGCACTAGTAACAAATAAAGGTACAGTAACTCCTGCTGGAAATCTTAAATTTCCAACAGCTGCTGAACCACTTGCTAAAGTGTTTCCATAATAATCTTTTAATCCAGTAAAAGTAGCTGCTTCTACTACAGTAAAACCACCAAAAGAGCCAGTAACAGCTCCTGATCCACTTAATACTGTTGCAAATGCGTTAACGGGTATATTTGCCATGTTATTGTTGTTTAAATAGTTCTATTAAATCGTCTAAATATTCTTGTGCTAAATCTGTACCATAAACTATGGCATAAGATTCAGGTTTATTTCTATAAAAATCAATCGTTTTATTTTTTGCTTGTTGCATCATTGGAACTAATTGATTTAATTTATCTTCTATTGCATCAAAAGCCATTATACGAGATGCAACAAATTTTCTCCTAGCAGGGTCATTTATTTGCATATCATCTAAAAATTTTTCTACATCTTCAGCTTCCCAAAGTTGTTTTACTATAATACCTTTTGCTTTTTTATTTAATGCCTTTTGGTTAACTAACTTATATTTAAAGTCTTTAACATAAACATTATCTTTTACACCTTCTGAACCTGCTTTTGGACCTGGACCCATAGTTGCTCCTGGACCTTCAGTTACTTTTTTATATCCAGCTTGTGTGTAAGCTCCATAAGTAGATTTTCTTGGTGATGGACCATTATGATTTTCACCTTCTCCTCCAGAGATAAAACCTGAATTTGAAGCTAAAGTAGATATTTCATCTAATTGGTTTTTAACAGCTTCATATTGGTCAGGATAGTATTTTCGAAGATAAGTTCTGTAGTTATTAAAAGCATCTTTTATTTTAACTAAAGTATCATTTACTGTTTTATCATTTTTACCTTCTGGTGAAGTTAATAAATTTTTAAATGCTTGTATTGCTTGATTTAGTTTAGTAAAGCTTTCAGTAAAAGAAGCTAATTTAATAATCTCATGAGTAACTGAGCCCGTTTCAGGATTAACTTTTTCTGTTTTAAAATATGTTTTTAAATCACTTGAAAAGAAGTCATTTACCATATCAACAGGACCATATTGAGCTTCTAGTCTTTTGATTAAGGCAGGGTCAACATCCTTTGGTTTAAGGGTGACACGTTCTTCTTCTTTTAATTTAAATTTAAAATTACCCATTAGCTTTTACAAGTTCTTCTAAAAGTTCATAATATTGTAATAAATTTACTAAATCATCATTACCAACATTAGATGTTTTACCTAATGGAGATAATAAGTTAGTAACTTCATTCAGTTTAATTTGAATAGCTTTATCTGTAACTTTTTTAGATATTGTATTTATTTCTTCTTTAATTTCTTCAACTTTAGTATTATAAAATTCTCTTAATTTTGGAGTTGAATCAACCGAACTAATAAATTCTTTTAAAACTATTTTTTGGTTGTCATTTAATGATGCATATTTACCATTAAATTTTTCTAACATTACTTTATACGTTAAAATACGTAAGTCTTTATCGTATGATTTAAATTCAGTTAATAAATCATCTTCTACTTTTTGTTTATTAACTTGTTTTGTTGTTAATCCTTCTAAAATAGCAATTTTATTTGAAATGATTTGGTCAGGATTAGATAAATTTTCGCTATTATATATCTCTATTAACGTATATAATGCAGCGTGAGTCTTATAACTAGGTAATTTAGTTTTAAAGAATTCCTCTAAGTTATAATGTTTAGAAATTTCTTGAATTAAATTATATTTTTGTCTTTTTAAAGCTCCTCTGTTTAGATTTTTAGAAGACTCAATAACTGAATTGATTACAACTTCTGCTTTTCCTTCTGTTAAATTTTTATGTTTAGTAAGAGTTTCATATAATTTATATTCTCTTCCTAACTCTGTTTTTACGAAATATTTTTTTAGAATATTAGTTGCTTTTGAATCTTTACCGGACAAGGTGTCAGCAGTAATTTGTCTTACTAAAAGCTCAAACAAGATTCCCGTATTTTTATACTTAGAATGTTTAATGTTCATTCCCAAAGATTTTGTTATAAATATATAAAGATTTTTATTCCTTTAACTTACTTTCATCTAATAGTGACTCTCCTATAGTATTTACTTCAGGAGTTACTTTTTTCACTAATCCTTCAATTAAAGATTTGTTCTTTAAGTATATTTGTTTTGCTTCTAATGCTAATGGTGAATTTCCTTTAAATTCAGGTTTGATTCCTCCTTGTTCATTTTCGTTATCTTTATCATTCATGCCCTTAGCACCTAATCTATCCTTACCAAAATTATCATCTTGTGTATTACGATCAGTTGATTTTTCTTCAGGACGACCTAGTTTTAAATCATCACCATATCCTACAGGTACATTTTCTGGTTCGGAATACATTCTTCCTTTACCATACAATGATGCTAAATCATGAGGTGTACCATAGGATTTGCCTGTTACTTTAGGATCATTACCTTCTTCAGAAATTTGTTTTTGTCTAAAAGCACGTTTTTGATCTTCAACAATTAAATCTCTATATTCATCATATTGATCTTCACTGAAGTGGAATATATTATCATAAATCCAATCAGAAGGTAATATTTTAAGGTCCATAATCTTTTGAGCCAAGTCTACCTTTTGAGTTAATAAGGCAATTTTTTCTTGGTCATAGATAATTGAAGGTGTAGTTAATTCTAATTCAAAATTAGTTAATTGTTCACCTGTATAACCTTGAGTATATAAATGTACTAGAGCTATTTTGTATAGTTCTGATAGTACAATACGTTGGATTCTATTAATTGTACGAGCAAATCTAATATCTTCTGCGGCTAATGTTGCTTTACCAGTTAAATCTTTTTCATAACCCATAAATGCTTTAGGTACTTTAAGGGCAGCAAATAATTTATCTCTTAAATAAGTAACATCTTGAATACCATCATATTGTAAACCGGGAGAAGTTTCAATTTTAGTTGATACATCATTACCACGAATCGGAATATAAAAATCTTCCAATAGATTCTGCATGTTGTATTTTAAATTATATTCACCAGTATTACTATCCATTAATGGAGTACGTTTCATTGTAGAAATAGTTTTCTGCATGAAATTTTCTACTTCATTTGGAGGAATAGAACCAACATTAATATAGAATATACGACGATCTGGTGAACGAGAAATTCTATGAATTAACATAGCATCTTCCATCAACACATATTGTTTAAAAATACGACGAGCTGGTTCCAAATATGAACGACCATAAGGTAAATAGTTAACATCAGTTAACAATCTAAAGTGAGCCATTTCATAATTATCAAAATAAATACCTGGTTGGTTATCAAATGTTCCTAAGTTAGGGGTACCATAATAACCAGATCCACCAGCAAAAATACCTTCAGGTGAATATTTAAATCTTACAGCATTTGGGTGTTCTTTATCATAATTTTCTTGTCTTTCAATATGGTAAGCTGTGTAAGGAATTACATTATAAACACCAAATTTTTCAGCAATTTCCATTTTAAGAAAAAAATCACCATATTTACACATTTGGCGAATCCAAGACCACAAATTAAATTCAATGTTTAATACATCATAAAATAAGTTATACAATATTTGTTGAACATCATCATCACTTGATTTAATATGAAGTACCTCACCCATATCATTTTTTAAAGTACATTCATCAGAAATAATATCAAGAGCTGAAGCAACAATTGCATCATAATCCATGTTATCATAATCTGAATAAACCATAGTACGTAAGTACTGCCAGTTTATATTAATTTGGGAACCTAATAAAGAAGTAGTAGATGGAGAATATAATCTGTTATATCTATCCATTAAGGAGTTTGTTGCTATATCTCCGGACTG